GTTTCGTTCTGCCAATAACAATTGGTATCTAGAGGGTTTAGACCCTGAAGGTAATTTTCTAATATGGGCCCTTCGTTCTCCACTGAATTTTTTATTCTCATGATAAAAAGTTCTTTCTCGTTTTTCACTCCCCTCTAATCTGTTATAACGAACACGAGGTAAATAACAACAACGGGTTATATTCGTATGAACTCCGGTAGGCACACGTTTTCCCCGATAACCCATAGTAGAATCTCTTTCAATCAAAACTTTCCAATCCCGAACGGCAGCAGCCACTTTTACATAAATAGACTCACAAGATTTTTCTAAATTAGAATCTTCGTGAATTTGTCCAGAATTTAGAATACAATAATTAAAATCCATTGTTTCTTTATCGATACTATCAAATAATACTCTTTCTTTTTCGTCGGTTATAAAAAAAGTAATAGCATTTTTAGACTCAACAAATCGAACATATTTAAAATTAGAATCTTCTTTAATTTCAAAACAAGCATTGTAAGGAATCCATTCTCCGGTGCCTTGTTGAAAAGACTCCCGTAAAATATTTTTTATGGTATTCGTAGCTTCTTCATTTAACTTTTTTAGGGGGGTGGGCACAATATCGGTAACATCAAATTCGTTTATATTTTCATATTCAAGATAAATTGATTTTGCATTAACACATAGTCCATTTTCAATGCGCATAAGCGCTTGATGGGGTTCCAACCATCCACAACTTATTATTAACGGACTCATCATAGCCCAATATACATAACAATCTGAGCTCATTTCCGAGGGTTTAAGAGAACCCATTTCATGATAATTAATAGGTCCTGTAAAAGGTAAAGAAGTACCTTGATTAGTATGATGCATCAAAATAGAAACATAACTAATACGATAAATAATTTCATTACCAGATACTCTATGTTTTATTTTTTCAAAAGCCTTATAGTTTTTTAATATGGAGATACTATTTTCCAAAGGAAGTATTTTTAAAAGATTAAAAGTCGCAGACGTTATTTTTTCAAGATCTCCGTGACATTCGCTAAACGCAGCGGACCATCCTTTTTTCATTTCTTCTTGAGAGATATGAGGAAGAACTTTATGCAATATGTCAATTAATCTCATTAATTGTTCCATTAACATTTTGTAATAATTCATTTGCAATAAATTTAATTTATTAGGTATGTATTGAATAGAATTTATTTTTTCTTCTGCATTTTCTAATTGTTGTATAGACAGTACTAAATCGTTTATATGAAAAGCTTCTACAGCACCTTTTTTTAATAAAATAGGACCCTGTTTTAATATGTGCGTGGTGATTTCGTGAAATTTGTATTCTTTGTTTTCATATTGTTTTAACATGTGTTCATAAAGCGAATTAATCGTTTTATTTTTTAATAAAATAATTTTAAAAGCAGTTGTTTTAGATATTTTTGGACAAACTATATAAAGAACACATTTTTCTTTTAGCTGCTTTAATAAATTTAGATCATCTAGAGAAGCTATTACCCCTATTAAAACACCTTTATTTATACTTTGAAGATTTAATAACTTTTCAAAATGTTGATTAGTTTGTTCTTCATCATCTGTATAATTACACAATTCAATAAAACCATATCCTTTTTTTCTATAATCTTCCGGTGAAACTAATAATAAACCATCTTTGTAAGGTAGGATAGGAATTGCTTTATCTTTTTCAATTTCTTTGTATTCAGAATAATCAATTTCTTCATAATCTTTAATTTTTAAAACAACCCCATGAAGTTTGTCAAATTTTTTTTTATATTCATCCGTCATATTAAATTTCTGTTTTGAAAGAAAAACATCGGGAAGCGAAAAACCTATGTGATAGACATCCTCTTTAATTTCCACTTCATCATTAACTAAAAAATTTGATTTTTCAAAATTAGTATTTAAATGATTCATTTTATTTCTTCCTTTCTTTTATTGTTCATAATTTCTCTTTCAAACTATCTACATACTCTTGAGTTTCCGGGTCCAATTCTTGTGGCTGCTTTGATAGATCTTCCTTAAGTTCATCTGTCTTTGGTTGTTCCTTATCGCTCATATTGTTTTCTGTACGCCTCCTGCATTTCTTTTGCTTCTTTCATCATACGCTTTACTTCTTTCTTATATCGTTTGTCTTCAATGCGCTTAGGTTTATTAAATTTATTTAAGTGCTTTGCGACTGGGTTTGTAGACACGGTATATTTTTCTCCAACTAAGGTTTGACAAATAACATCCTAATTTACTTACTTGATTCCAGTACCCTTGTCGTATTACCCTTTTCATCTTGGTAAATAACATAATGCTCCTTTCCATCCCAATAATATCCTACTACCATGCTAACCACATTCCTAAAAAAAATGCAATCGAATGAGTAATAATAACTGTTTTATGTTTATACAAGAAATCTTGTATGTTTTCTTTAGTGATAGGCTCTCCAAATATAATCATTATTGTTTCCTTGTTACGAATTGTAAAGTGCTCCAAATCATTTCATACGTGAGAGGTATCTCACCAGAATTTTTGCAGGTAATACAATCCTGTTGTTTACGTTCGTCTTTAGTGTCCCCCAAATATCCATTGCCATTACATTTGTGGCAAATAACGGATCCGCTCATAGTTGCTCCTTTTTTGTATGAAAGGTGACTTTTACATAGGGCATTTTAGATACAAAATCTAAAATATTTTTTTTAGTAATTTCAGATCCAACTAAAATATTTTTTTCCTCCGCAAAATATTTAAATATGTGATCTACTAATTCAAACGCTGTTTGATTACCCGTATCTTTTATTCTTAGAAAAGCTGCTAATTTAATTTTTTTAAGACAATCAAAAGAAATTATTTCAGTTCTATAATATATAGAATATTTATGTAAACTATTTTTCAATCTTTTAGATACATTTAATGATTTAATAAAATTGTTCATAGTCGTTCCAACCTTTCTTGAAATTGTCGTTGTCTAATTTTACTACCCATTAGTTTATGAACCCGATCCGCATCCATATTCAACACTTCACACACTGTTTCAAAAGATCCTTCTTTGGTTTTAAACCAATTACGTGCTTCTTGTATATCTGTAAGTTCAGCAAATACTTTATATTTACCTTTTTTTGTAACATTAGGAGTATGTAGTGCATCATAAATTGCAGTGGCCATAACCGCTCTCCACAATTTTTCTTCCGCTGTTAACTTATGGTCATGTAGTTCCGCTTGATTCTTATTTATTAAGTTTTCCATTTAGTTTTTTTGCTTTCTCGTTGACTATTGTTTTTATTACTTGGCTGCGACTTAATGTCACTTCCGGCATTAACCTCGTTTGAAGTTGGGTAATGATCGCGTAGGTTTTATTGTCTACGGTCACATTACTATACTTGCTTTTGTCTGTCATTTGTTTTAACCTTTCTTAGTTTTATATTATTATATATAGGACTTTACTATATCAAAGTCAAGGCTATGGAAACTTTTATTATGATCGTTATGCTGTGTCATATTGGCCCTATTGGTCAAGAAGCATGTATACCAATGGTACAGAATCCACCTGTTTACTATGAAACAGAAAAAAAATGTAATAATGCTTCTATTAAAAAAAGAAAAGAAATGGCAAAAATAGCCATAGAAAACAATATCATTGTCACTAATATATACTCTACTTGTTTAGAAGATAAATCTAAACCAGGTGTTTAAATTGGATGACCCTGACCGCGTTCCGATTTTTTTCTTCCCTTATGTTTTTTAGAATGGCGTCCAGGACGTTTGGGTCTGGTTATTAAACTATGTGCGTTCGTTAATCCTGATTTTTTAACCATGCTTTATCATTCTCTGTAATTCGTAAATATTTAATAGATCCATTAATATACTGTCTAGTATCCTCGCCACAGATAGTACACTTATAATAATCTTCTATAACAGAAACTAACACTGAATTTTGTCCACATTCTGGGCAGATTCCATAAACCGTTCTAACATGGCCTAAATTAAATCCTTCTGTGATTCTTCTGGGTTTTCTTTTTACCATGGTTTGTATGTGGTCTTCCCTTCCTCGTCTCTCGCTGCTCGCAAAAGCTGATTTCTATTATTACCAGAATCCCAAGAAATATGGACCCAGCCACTTTCGGGCTCACCATCTCGATAGAACTCGAGAATGAGTTGATCAAATTCTAGGTTATCTCTGATCCACTCCGCTAATTCTTTATTGTCGGTTCCAGCCACTTCAATATCTGCTGCCTTGCCTTCAATATGTTGTGATTTAATAGAGCTACCAATGGCAATATTTAATTCTCCAGATCGGTATCCAGAGGAAATTAACACTGGAGCATCAAAATGAGATCTAATGGGTTGCAATACATTGACACAGAGTGCCTTTAAATTATCTATGTGGGCCGGTGATGGGTTGTTAGATATACCCTTTCGCTCAGCTACTTGAGATTTAACTAACTCACTTAATTGAAAATTTGCTGAGAGTTTCATAATTTACCCGTAAATATCACCCCAGGTTTTACCTGATTCATAATCTACTTTATTTGGTACCGCTAATGTAACAGCATTCTCCATGATTTCAATTATTTTTTTAGCCTCTTCTGGAGATTTAACAGAGATATCTAGTTCATCATGTATCTGGATATGGGGTATAATTCCTTCATTATATAAATCTAGCATCGCTTTCTTAGTCATATCCGCTGCAGAACCTTGAATTAATTTATTTAATGCTTTGTAAGTCATGGCTCTTTTAATTCTTCCTCGACCATATGTTTTTTCTGCCTCCTCGAGGGTCATGGGCGTGTGCATACCAAATGTTTTTGGTTCCCATTTATTAAATCTACAACGTCTTCCTAATAATGTTCCAATAGATCCAGATGTTTCTGCAAATGCAGTAGTTTGATTCATTAGTTCTCTAACAAAAGGTACGTTCTCATGATACTGATTAAATAAATTTTCTGCTTCTTGTTTCGTACTTAAACCAAGTTCAGCTTGTAATTTAGCTTTTCCCATTCCATAAAACAATCCTAAGTTAATAGTCTTTGCTTGGGACCTAGAAATGCCTGCCATGTCAGCAACCGTTTGATGAAAGTCTACCTCATTGTTTTTAAATTTTTCTACCATCTTAATATCAGATTCATTAAAACAAATGGGTTGGGTTGAAGCCGCATAGTGCACAACTAATCTAGGTTCTTGCTGTGAATAATCGAAACAACCCCAAGTATGATTTTCTTCTGGTAAAAACAAACCTCTAATCATAGGACCTAATTCTTTATTACGCGCTGGAATTTGTTGTAAGTTAGGATTAGAATAACTAAATCTACCGGTAACAGTTCCCCCTTGATCCGATCGAATAGGGTTAATATCCGCATGAATACGTCCTTTATGAGAGTGTTTTAAAATAGTATCAATAAAAGTAGTGTGTGCCTTGTTTAACTCTCTTGCTTTTGCTATCTTCTGTACTAAAGGATGTTTATGCTCTTGAAGAAAATTTTTAGTAAAAGAAGGTGCCTGTGTTTTCTCTGTTAACTCATAAGGTAAATTTAGTTTTTGAAAAACTTTGGCAATGGATTTTGCTGCCCATATTTGAGTGTCTATTCCTGTTCCTTGTTGTACCTCTCTTAACAATATTTTTTCTTGTGTTGATAGCTTTTCTTTTAATTTGTGAGCGCTTTCAACATCTACTCTCACGCCTTTAAATTTCATATCAATCAAACAAGGGAAAAGTTGAGTTTCTAAATCAAATATTTCTGTTAAATTTTGTTTATTAATTTCTCTAGATAATACTTTAAACAATTCTAAGGTTAGTTCTGCATCTTTTTCTGCATAGCTTCCTACATACATAGCCGGAAGTTTATACATTTCTGATTTTGCATCTACTCCAGCTGCTTCTGCTGCTTCTTTTAAACCTCGTTCATCTTTTACTTCTCTTAGATATTCGTAACCAATACTATTTAAAGTATAAGAGAAACGATTCTCATCAATTAAAGATGCCATCACCATAGTATCTACGATATGACCATTGATATGGATCCCCGCTGCTCGAATCCAGCATACATCATACATAGCATTGTGAAATATTTTAGTGGCATCGGTCGCACATACCTCTTTAAACCATTCTAATACAATAGTTTTATCTAAGTTTCCTTCTCTATGAGCGATAGGATAATAGCCAGACCATCCTTCTACGGCTACTGCAATACCAATAATTTCCCCATGACCAATAATGGCCCCAGATCCTTTTGTTTTTAAATCAGGATCTCTAGTCTCCAAGTCAATCGCAATATATTTTGCTTTACTTAAATCTGGAAAACTATCGGGACATATCCACTCTGTTGCTGCTTCAAACATAAAAATAAAAATAAATAACACACATGGTTACTAAAAGAGCAAAACTCATGTTAGGTCCTTCCAGATATTATTTCTAAGACTCATTTTTTAACCTTTCTATTTCTAATTCACAATAATGAATTACCTTTTTTAAATCTTCAACTCCATTCTTATCTTTATAACGAACCACGTACTTGATAACATTTCCTTGAAAGAAAGACAAGGAGTTGGCAGTGATAAATGTATAGGGTTGAATTTTATGTTTAGAATAATGATCTCCACCTTCTTGCCTAGAGGTTGGAAATAATCGGTTTATATCT